TCGTACCGAAACTGGCGGAGATCGCACGGTTACTGCGATAGTGTTCCTTGTAGAGCGTTGAATTCCAAAGGTGGCGTGTGTACGCCTTGCGCGATGTGCGCTTTGACTTGAATCTGATACCTCCGCCAGATCCCGATTGAGATGTGAATGCGTTTGACTTACGGCCGCGTCTAGTTACGCGACGTCTCTTGGAAAAGTTAAGGCGGCGTCTGGCACCGCCCTTGCGTTTGAATGTTCTTGTAAGCTTCGTCATGTGATTGTCTTACTCTCGTTCACACGAGAGCGCGGGTGTAATGGTTGTCAGTTGGAAGGGGGGGTGTTGTATTTATAGGCGGCGTCGACATTTGTGACGCGTTTGCGGTCGCTTCGCTCCCTTTGTCCTGCGGACGGCCATTCTAAAATATAATATCTCCTTTGACCTTCATTTTATTTGGGCAAGGTAGAATCTTGTTTATTCCTTCATTTCAAGTAATACAATCCTGCGTAATAGCGCAGGTAACTGAGGATTAACCTCATCCCCCCATTTGAAAATATCCTTCGGATGAAAATTGGAAGTGACAATAAAGGTATCTGCGTGAAGCGCTACCATACCTCCTTTGTTTTCTACTTGGCATTTATAACGATCAAACCATCTCAGTAAGTGGTTTATATCGATGCCATTAGGACCGAAATCATCTATTATGACTTCTTTATTACAGAGGTATCCATTCCACCATTTGGTTCTTGGCTCCTTGACATATGCATCCGGAAGATCTTGATGGGCCTTCCTTGACTTACCCACACCTGGTGGGCCGTAGATCCAAGTAACCTTTATATTGGGCCGCTCGATGGGGGGCTTAAGGGAAAGAGCGTTTCGGAGCATGTTAGATCCATGATGGATCCAAAGATGGGTTTCGCGGTCGGCGAATTCAGCAATGCCCTTATCGCCTCTTCCGACCATTGTGATGAACTCTCTGGATAGTTCGTCTTTATCCGGTCGAGGTCGTCCTGAAGTAAATGAACCGCCCTCGATAAAATCTCCAGCCTTGACGCAATATCTTCTATTTTGCTCAGCAGTTCCCCTTGCGCGCTCGAAATGGATCCCAGCGCCGAGCAAACCGCGAACATGCTCGAAAGAATGCCGTCCTGAAAATGAACAGTATCCCTGGAGGTGAGGAGTAAGTCGCTCACCGACTTCCCGACCGAAGACGTAGTACTTGCATTGCGCTTCAAAAAGCTCTTTGAGCCGGGGAACGTCGGTGTCTTCATCGTAGTTGTTGAAGGTAAATACTATGTGTTGTAGTCTATCGTTGGGGTTTTTGCGGGGCATAGCAAGCTATGATATCTCCCCCTTCGGGACGCTACGCTAGTTATATAGGCAAAGGGAGCAGGGGTCCAGGGCAGCGGGGGTAATAGTATACCCCGCTGCCCCTGGTTCCCTCCTTATTTTATTGATAGTGGGAAGGAAACTTCCAAGGAACGATACACGGTGTTAACGTCACCCATGACGATTATTGAGCATCTCCGGAAAATGACATGTTCCAGTAACGTGTGTAGTTGACTTGCTTCGACAGATTGCTGTCCACGTTACCAGCTAGTATTAGCCAGAAGTACGTGTTGTACAGTGACTGCTGATCTGTCTGGTCTACCTTCATGACAGGCAGTCTATACTCGACTACAGCTGTATCTGCGTCACGTAGCAGGAAGTTCTTGCGATATTTGATCTTGCCGATCCTTGTCTCGAAGTCTTGTATCATACTAGGATCCCATCCTGTTTGAACAGTACCAGGAATTACGCCTGACTGGAAGTTCTTGCTGGTCTTGATGAGGAAGATAGTACCCTGAAGGGTACCTTGATTGGCAGCAACAGTGTCAAGCACGTTGGCCATTCGTAATCCAATAGTACCACCGCGGAGAATAATATCTCCGGTGAAGGGTGGAACAGCGACACCCACATCAGGGTTGATCGCACCACCTGTGACAGTCCAGAATGGACTAGATCCTACAAAATAAGCGGCATCCAATGCTATGACCAAGTCATTGGTGTTAGTATTCGTACCGAAACTGGCGGAGATCGCACGGTTACTGCGATAGTGTTCCTTGTAGAGCGTTGAATTCCAAAGGTGGCGTGTGTACGCCTTGCGCGATGTGC